TTATTTTTCAATAACTTATTGGAACGTAAGATTTTGTACGGCAATTTCCCCAACGTAGTCTGCTGCGTTACCGAATGATGACGCAGTGTTAGTTAGTTCAATGTAGCCATAACGAGTCATGAATGATACGACCGGCTCGAAAGTGGTCGGATCAAGGACGACGCCTGAAGACATCAACGGAATGTATGGGCAGTAGAATGCTGCTGCGTCAGTTTCCGATGAACCCTTGTAGCCTATGAGTACTGGCTGAGTGTCTGGTGCGTAGCTGTTTACGAAAACGCGCATTGCACCGTTCAAAGTACCAACGAACTTAGTGTTAGTTGGAGCTTCGAAAGTACCTTCAGTAGTACGAGCAAAAGCTGAAGTAGTTGCTGACTGAAGAACAGTCAATGAAGCTGGGGATACGACAGCCCAGTTACCTGCACCACGACGAGTGCGCTGTGCAATCAAGTTTGCAACGCGGTTGATGAGAACTGCAAGAGCAGCATGTTCGTCACCGACGTAAGTAGCAGTACCTGATACAGTTGCCTGGTTGTATGTATACTCAGTTGAAGCAAGAGTTGCCAATGAGAGCAGGATTTCCTGATCGATTTCAGCAGTGATTTCCTGTGCAAGAGCTGCCATGATTTCTGCTTCAACGTCAATACCATGCTGTGACTGTGCGTCCTGTGCAGCTTCGTAAGTCCAACGAGCTTGTAGCTTGCGTGACTTGGCTTCTACAGCCTGACGAAGGATCTGAACAGAAATCTGCTTACCACCATTACCTTCTAGTGATGCAGTGTCTGCACCAGTGTAGTAGTTAGTGCTGGTTGCACCTTCAGGAACGCGAGAATATGCCTGCGCGATCTTGAATGGTGACAGAGCTTCTTCACCAGCTTGTACTGATGTTGCTGCTGCTGAGTTGTCAGTCAATGACTGTGCGTAACGAACACGCAGAGTGTGGATCTGACCAACTGGGCCAGTCATTGGCTGAACGCCAACGAGTTCGTTTGCAATGACAGTTGGCATAACACGACGAATTACTGGAAGAATAACGCGATTCAGAGTTGCGATATTACCAGCAGTAGTAGTACCAGCTGAAGATTCAGCAATAAGCTGCTTCTTTGTATTTTCAAGTAGAACACTCATAGTTGACTTACGAGTGCCCTTCAAGCCTTCTAGCAGGGCGTCTTTAGTTTCGTCCCAACGGCTTTCTAAGAGTACTTTTGACATTTTTATATTCTCCTAAACTATGTCTAATTAAAGCCCTGCCAGGCGCTTAATGTCGATTACATTATCTTTATCTGATGAATCGACCTCATTGATTTTCTTGGCAGTTTGTTTATCTCCAGTTGCTTCTGCAATAACGGATTCGTTCAGAGCCTTCTTTGTGGAAGTTGACTGAACTGCACCAGTATTGAGAACTGCTGGTAGATATTTGTCGAAAGCGGCCTGTAGCTTTGGTGTTTGGACGCTTTCAAGCAAAGTCTTCATTACTTGAGCCTTTTCAGCATTCAGAGTATTTAGGAGTTTACCCATTTCTCTTTCGCGCTGAGTAGATTCTTTAATAATTCTAACTTCACGATCCTTACTTTCAACCAACTTAGCAGTCTGTGACAACTTTTCATTGGCTTCAGCGAGTTGACGGTCTTTTTGTGCAAGTGCCTTCATCACTCTACGAGTCTCAGCCTTATCATTCAGATAAGTTACTGAGAATTCGCTTGCAAATGATTCAAAAATCTTGCGACCGAAATTGTTTTCCTTGGCGAGCTTGATATCTTCTTTAAGCTGAGACAACTCAGCCTTGAGATGTGATGTGACTGCCGAACTAACCTTCTTGGCACTTTCTTCAAGGAATCTTGCTTTAAGTACTTCAAGTTGCTTACGACCTTCTGCAACGAGCTTAACCTTAGCTTCAACAACAGCTTGCTTGTCTTGAGCGAACTCTCTGATTTCACGAGCCAAAGCGTGAACAATAAACTGTTCAAACTTCTTGTTGTTTTCTAATTGAAGCTGACGATCTGTGCGAAGCTCTCTGATTTCTTCGGCTAGCTTAGTAACCATGAAATCGTTGAACTTAATTGCATTTTCGCGTAGCTTTACTTGAGCTTTTGCGCGGTCTTCATTCATAGCCTTCATTTCAGTAGCAAATTCTTCAATTTCTGCTGTAAGGCTCTCTGTCATCATCTTATCAAGGGCTTCTACCATTACGCTACGATCATGTTCGTAACGCTGTGCAAATTCCTCATGGAGTTCTGCACGAATCTCATTGCGAGCTTCGTTCAACTTAGCTTCCCAGGCTTCATTCAATTGAACCCCGATATCTTCGTTGATAAGTCCGCCTTCGAGTAGTGGTTTAATAGCATCTAACATGCCTGAATCCCCTTATTATAATTTGAGTTCTGAGATGAGACGCTTTACTTCCTCACCTAAGAATCTCTGGACTTTTCTGTCACCGCCAGCTTCCTTGGCAATCTCAAGTAACTTATGACCGTGCTTCATGTTCATGACGCCTTCATAGATTGCTTTAGGATATGCGTTTGGTGCGCTTGGTTGAGCAACAATATCGACAGTGATTATTTCAAAATCACTGACGCGGCCATCCATATCGTTTACATTACCTGATCCACGACTGGATACGCCTAGCTTAACTCCTGACTCCAACATAGTCTTTACGAGTTGACCCATTGGAGTTGGGAGGATTTTCAGTTTCCCGAAACCATTGGGACCGTCCATCCACATACGAGTGATCATATGAGATACACGGTCCAAATTAATCTTTAAATCATCCGGGTGATCTACTTCACCCAGTACTGAGTAGCCTTCTTCAATTTGCTTGTTGAGAGCGTCTACTGCATTTTCAATTTCATTGACGGGGTAAACTCTTTCGTTTTGGTTCTTAATTCCTCCCTGGATGAAAATTCCTTTCATGTACAGGGTCTTTAGATTGTCGTCACCTTCTTTTACGGCCTCAACAATCATCCCTGCCTTATCAAAGGTTAGATTCTCTCTAAGATACAGGGCCATTACACCATCTCCTTAGGTTGAAATTTCCAACCATTCTTATTATTTTTTGCCCAGTTGCGGATAGACCAATCAGAAACACCAATAGCCTTAGCAGCTTTAGTTGATGATTCATATTTCAGTGTATCATTAAGTACCCAAAAGCCAATTGAATTGGCTTTTGCAATTGCATCCTTATGTGAATCTTTTTTAGCAACACCTTTTCTGCTCTCACTCATTTTCATTCGTGTAGACAGTGCTGCAATTTTACCTGTTGATGTAAATTTACCATCTCCGTTGTGTCTATTAAAAGACATTGGATCATTCTTAGCATCTACACCAAACAAACATTCACATTCTGCTTTCAATATTTGTTCCACTGATCCTACTAATAATACTTCACGTTTCCAATCAGAAGGGGAAGCAGTTATCATTTCTTTCACAATTTTACTTGAACAAATATATCCATCATTTGGATTGCATCCTGAGGCGGTACGTGAACCCATGTACCACTTTCCAGTGGTACAATGGGTCCATTTATAGAGAAACGGGACTGACTTCAATGATGCCCGATTACTCCCCCTGATATACAAAGCCATTTGTTCTCAGATTCCTTTAACGGATTGGTCTACGAGCAGAACGTGATTCTGCTACTGGGCTCTTAGTGCCAGATGCTCCGTCCTTCTTTACAGGCTTTGGAGTACTGTCTAGATCCATTCCCTTGTGACCTGGCGCGTTCTTGAACTTGCCTGCACCTGGGAGATTACCCTCACCCTTTGAGTAAGGGTTGCTTGGTCCCTTTGGACCAGTTGGGACTGATTCAGCAGCGCCACTGAACTTCACTGGCTTGCTGTCCATTCCTGCTGCGCCTGAATTGAAAGTAGTTGGACTCTTAGTGTTCTGACCGTTGTCGCCGTGAGTTACAGAGACCTTCTGAAGCTGAACAGCTTCCATCATTTCTTCTTCACCTTCTTCGTCGCCCTCGTCACCGAAGTCTTCTGCGCCTTCTTCGTCGCCAGCGCCTTCTTCGTCACCGAAGTCTTCGCCGCCTTCATGTCCGCCCATGATTTCTTCAAACTCTGCCATCAATTGGTCGAGCTTGTCTTCAATGCGAATTACCGCATCTTCAATTTCTTCATGTTCAGCTTCTTCGCCTTCTTCGTCATGATCCATTTCTAGGTCATGAGTGAGGTCGTCGCCTGCTTCTTCAGCGTCATCATCAAAGTCAATGTCTGCTTCGTCATCGTCTTCCATAACGCCTGATTCTTCGGCATTAATCTCGTCAAGTAGATCACCTACTTGTCCGCCCATACCTTCATCCATATCGTCTTCCATGTCTTCAGCCATAATTGACTCAAAGATTTCACGGGACTTTTCTACTACGATTTCGTGGAATAGTTCACGGGCTTGCTCTACGTCCTCGTTAATGACGAGTTCGTGCAATTGCTTAAATTTTCTGATATCCATTGAATGTTTCTCCTGATAGAAATGGCTTTGTATAATTACTTATGCCGTAGTCAGGAAAAGTACTCAATAAGTACTACTTTTTTACATTTTTGACGAAAAATGCAAAAAACGGGTACTATTAAGCTGGCGCGTCGCCGCCCTCAGGTTTTGCACCGTACTGCTTCTTTACTTTTTGAAGATAGATTTTGCGCTCATATTGACGCACATCTAACATTCTGCGTAGTTTACGGATTTGCTTGAGGGTTAATTTAGTCTTTCTAGATGTTCGGTACACAGGTTTGCTATTGTCAGAATTGACATCTTGCATCCCTTGAACGGGTGGATCAAACATCTCTAGCAGTTTCATACGATTATTTATCTTTTATATCTGCATCGCGCCGGCTGCGCCACCGCCGCCTAACGGCCCGCCGCCTGCTCCCGCTGCTGCTGCACCTTCAGGTCCTGCAACAGGACCTGCTGTGTCAGGGGATCCTGGCTCTTGTTCCATGTCTGCGTTTTCAAGTTCGTCTGCTGTACCTTCATCAGATTCAAAGTCACCCGTAGAGACACCGACGTTTCTAAGATCAGAACCCTTAGGTTCTTCTGTAACATCTTCTGCGTTTTCTTCTAACCAAAGCTGCTCATTCTTCTTGATTTCTTCTTCGGACAAGCCCAAGAATCTTTCAAGAGCAAAACGCTTTGAAATGTACGGGAAAGCTTCCATTGAAGCAAAAGTAGATACTCGTGCAGTATCAAGCTCACTTTGGCGATACGCAGCAAAGTTCTGAGGAGGGTTGAATGTGATCTGGAAAAGTCCAGTGTCAATGTTGAATCCTCTCCAACGCAAGAATAGTTTGAACTCTTCATCCAGCTTCAAGCAGATATAATTCTGTAAGCGTTCGCAATACTGATTGAATCTGAATTCCTGAATCATCGCAGTACCGACACGACCGTCACTCAATGGAGTAGTGTTATCATCTGGGCCAGTTGGCAGATACGATGACGGGACGCGAAGACCACGAGCGAGACGATTGTTGAAGTACTTCAAGTCATCAATTTCACCGAGGTTTTGACCACCGGGTAGAACTTCAACTGATGAACCACGACCTTCTGCTGTTACAGGGAAGAAGTAGTCTTCGTTCATTGACAATGGGTTGTATGATGCGTCAACGATTGATTGACCACCATACAATGATGGGATTCTGCGCTGGTGAATTTCGTTCTTAACACGTTCAACAAATGCCATTGCCAAGTGAGACGGCATGTTACCAACGTCAATCTTGAACATTCTACGCTCAGGCGCACGTTGTACACGATAGATAAGAACAGCGTCTTCTAGTAGTTCTTTCTGCTTGTACACTTTGAAGATGTTCTCAAGCACAGATTGTCCAAAAGGCCAGAATCTATCTAGTCCCTCAGTCAATGACAAGTGAACGACATGCTTTGCGTCAACTGCTGATTCAGACTGCCCTAATGTGAAGCGTGAACCTGATGTATTGTAAGGCATTGCAGGAACTGTGTACGGTGTGTTGGTACCGCCTCCTGTGCCACCTAATCCAGTTGCTGGATTAGCTGCAAAGTCAGAATTCGTCTTTTGTGCAACACTAAGATTCTGCAAGTTGATGTTGATGTCCTTGATGACATACTGTTCTGGCTTCTTGCCTTCTGATTCGTTAACAATTACCTTGATGACTTTGACCATATCAACCCAGTATAACTTGAAGTTTTCTGGGTCGCGCACGAATACCTGATCTCCGTATTTTACGACATTACGGAAAATCTTGAACATGCGTACATCAAACTCATTGAGTTTGCACCACTGCTGAAGCTGCTTTGTGAGCAATTCTACTTCGCGTGGGGTTGGATCTTCTTTGTATTCAAAAGAGAAAGGTGTTTTGTTGTGTTCGTTTCTTTGTGTAGAGAACTCTGCGATGATGTCTAAGCAAGCATTGATTTCAGCATCAACATCCATCATTTCATACTGGTTGTAGCGTTCAATTCTGTTTGGGTGACCTGTGTAGACTTCTGGAAGTCTTGACATATAGTTCTTATACCCAAATTCAGTGTTGTTCCAACCACCTGTTGGCATTCCGTTTTGGCCAGGCGAACCGTTCCATGCCCCGG